CCTCAATCTCCAAATTACCCTGGTACGCCACGGTAGTGACAGCTGTGGGACCCAAGAGGTCAATGTCACTGAAGCTGGCGTAAATTGTCCAGGAATAAGGATTACCACGGTGCAATAAATACTCCGTGATTCGGAAAAAGCCAGTGTCGTACTTCTTGTTCGTGAGGTCAAAATGTGTGTATGGACCCCTATGTGGAATAGAAAGTGCGGCTTCCGTATCAGTGTTGAGATCAAGTTCAACGTGCTCCAATTGAGAAACGTGTCTGTAATCAGATCGCCTCTCCAGGTAATACACATTGGATGGTTGATAACTCAAGACAAGTCTTCCCATAGTAAATTTGTCTGCGTTCACCACAAGTCGAAAAGTGACTGTGGCACGAAGACCCAGATAACCCCTCAATTTATCGAGGTGAAACTGGGACGCCTCAAGAAGGGCGCTGTGGCTGGCAAAGGTGACATTAATGGCGTTTCCAGGTTGTTGTGCACCTTGCAGCAGTGGGACCGGTTGGGAAAGAAGTGCTTCCAACGTCAAGCGACTCCAATCAGGTTGCTTCGTCAGCATAATCTGGGGTGCTCCCGGATTAGTGGCCTCAACTTCCCGAGTGATAGCTTCTGTGCTAAACGATGTGGTAGCATGTTGTGCATCGTCGGTTTTAAGGACGTGATTCTGCGTTGTATCTTCTGAGTCTGCAGTTCCATTTAAAGCCAGGTGCGAGTGAACTACCTCTTACACTTGGCCCCGGGTTCCCCTGGGTATTTCTGTTCCACCCTGGTGGCGTTTGGCACGATGGCCAGGAACGTTACTGTTGAAAGCTAACTCACACATCTTAAGGACCCGGATATGATGATATGCGAGCAGTGAAACCAGACAACAGCCTCTTGCGTTTTATTCCGTGCGCGACCACGTGGTGTGTCCTAACCCCACACACCAAGGGGGAGTGAACTAACTCACTCCAAAGAGGGGTCAAAGTAATACCCCTCCTCCCCAGTCACCTCCTCCAGCGCAAGCTGGAAAGGGGGTGCTGTGAGCGGAGTTCGGGTGCGACGATTGTGCTCCTCGACCATCTTACTGGACCATTCGTTGTAAACTTCTTCACCGTGAAGCGCAAGCTCTCGGAACGTACGCTCGACGTTGGTCCGGGTGATTGCATCTCCCGAGCCTTTGTCTTTGGTGTAGTAGCTCACCTCCAGCAAGGTTTGCAAATCGAGGGGTGCGACGTACCTGCCAACCCGCGACTCCCACCGGAACGCCCTTTTCAGGAACGAAATCTCAGTAAGAGTGCGGTATTTGGGCGGATTCTGATCCTCCTTGTCAGCGTCGGTGTATTTCACACCGATTGATGGAGCGGCCGCGCGGAGAGTGTCCATATTGTATTCCTCCGCAACGGCATCAGACACGTTCAGTACGTTGTCGTCACCGTAGACCTTTGTCTCAACCTCAGACTCATACCGAGTAAGAGCCTCTGTTCTGGTTTCTCCTTCCTTCCGCATGATCTTCAGCCACAAGAGCTGGAAGGTTAGCAGTGAGAAAATGGAGTTCATGATTGAGGTGAGCGGGTTCCCCGAAGGTAGCCCGTGGTCGTTTTGGTAGATGAGATCACCCACCATGCACCGGGGTGCAGCCAGAGTTTCAGCAACACAATGCTCCACTCTGCGAATCGCTGGATCCGTGTGTCCTGCCAGGTTCTGCAAGACGTGCATAACTGCTCGCAACAGCTGCCCACTCTGACTCTGGTCGAAGCCCGAGAAGTCCCCTGCAATGACCTTGTTTCCCTTACGGGTCACATCACGTGCAAGGAAGTCCCATTGAGGGCCAAGCGGGTTGATACCCACTGTGATTCCAGAGACGGTGTGGTGCTCCATCAAGTCAGCCACCACCGTGCCATAAAGGCGACGGATGTTAATGACCTCGTCGACGGATGCTGCTTTGACAAGTCGTGCCTTGCCAGCCTCCACCTTGGACAGCGACCTCTTCTCGTCCTTGAGGAACAGCAGGTATGGGCTCTCCGACGGTTTCCCGTTCTTCATGCCCTCCCACTGTGTCTCCGCAGCTGCAATGAGCTTCAGAGCCTCAGGAGCGTTGAGGGTGTAATCACCATCCGTTCCAAGCGCACCTCTCTTCCCAGGTTTGACACCGGGGTTGTGCAGACCATAATAGCCCGCTGAGGTGGCACGCTGGATTGGCTTCAGGGCTGTACCTGGGACGCCCAGAATCCCCTCCGCTGTGGAGAGGACCTTGCCTCGATTCCTGCACACCTGCAAAAGACGCTTCGTCACAAAATAGACGGCGGCGTCGACATCGCGAGGATCGACGGGCACGTTATTGGCGTGCTCGCCACTCAGAGCGATGTGCAGTGGCACCAAATACTCTCCGTTAGAGTTGGTGAAAGGTGCCAGTGGTGCTGGAACTCTCGTTGGGGCGCCTGCCCAGCCATGCATGTAGCTGGGCTTGAGTGCGCTCTTCGTCACGATAATGTTCGTCTTCGTGTCGGTCTTGACAACGTCCAGACTCATGAAGTTGGAAGCCTCATAGTCCGCGTCTTCGTCAATTGACCGTGCCTCAATGGGCGTGTCGAACTTGGAGCACAACTCAACCAGGTGTTCCTGGCAGACGCGCTGGGCAAATGCAATGCCAGCGGTCCCCTTCCCGGCGTACTTATCACCGGCGGCATGAATGCCCACCAGCTTACGTGCCGGGTTTCCACTCTTGTGGTCCACCAACAGACCGCCACAATCGCCATTCTGTGTGTCGGCCCAATACCAAAACATGCCTCGATGGGTATTGCCCATGACTTTGGCAGTGCTGGTGAAGGACCCCACGACATCATGTTGCTTCATGTAGTCAGGTCTGGGTGGCAGGTAGACGGAGAACGCATGGTCTTGCAACGCAGCGCCTTCGGCTTCCCGCACGAATTTGTCCACGATATCCGCATGATCGGCGACGTACGGGCCACAGTTGACCAGCACGACGTCCTCCGAGGAATCCATACCTGCAATGTTGGCAGGATCCAAGAAGTGTTGGAGCGGAATACGAACCACCTTGTCAGGGCGGCCGTGTGGCACAAAGTGCAGGTTGCCAGAAACAACCCCTGCAGAAGCTTTCGCTTTGATCTGGTGAATGAAATGCTTGTTCATGAGCATTAACTTGCCCTTGACAAACGTCACCTTGCCTGCAGAGTCGTCCTTGAAAGGGTTGGCCTTCTCATTGTACATGTGGTACACGTTGCGCCTGAATACACTCCCTATGTAGAGAGAATCGAACCGGGTTTCACCCCGGGGCGCAGCGAATAGCCACGACTCGTATTTTTGTTCGAGTACGTACTTGGCTTTCTTCCCCTTCAGTTTTGGACCCAGACAGAAGTATGGGTACTCCTTCCACTTGTTCTTGACCATCTCCCGTAGGATCTTGTCCACAATGTGCTTGACATTCGCCGTGCGCATGTTGTTGGACAGGTCGACACCACACTCATTCTCGAGCATGTCGCCTTGGTCTCGCACTCCGAATTGAACGAAGTCGTGGATATCGTGGAACACAAAGTCGGCCGGCATACCAGTGTCTCGCTTCGCCTTACCGAACCAGCCCCTGATGCAAT